TTAATACATTGTTGATTCTAGTTTTACAATTACCAATCCTTTTATGTACAGACCGGGTGCCGGATTAGGCAACCCGGAACGATATATTTACAGTCGAGCAGGGTGTACTCACTTTCGTTCCCCGTTAGGGACCCTTGCTGCGTGTGAAGCCTACAATCTATTTACAAAATATACAAAGATTATTCGATTGCGGTATCCATGCACACACATTAATTTTGCTGCCATCAGATTTAAAACTGGGGGAATTTAACGTCTTCCATGACGGATCGCAGATTTATAGCTCCGCGACAGACTCTGGTTTATATTGTGCAACCCAATTTGCGGCTCTTTCATTGTAGCCAACATGCAAAGTAGTACACATATGTTTAATCCCAGCCTTCTCAGCAACCTGATTCATCAAGATACGCTGGACCTCAAACTTTTCTTCCCCGTGATTAAACCATTCACGTAGTGCGCCATCAATATTCTGTGCAACAGCACTTTCAAAAGTGTCAACGGCATTTTTCTCTCTAACCATACAGTGGAGTGATTTATAAATGGATGAATCCAGTAACGCTCCAATGTGAACACCAAGCTTTGGATGGTAAACACTTTTGCGTTTCAAAAACTCAAACTGCTCATACGGCAAATAAGCCGCCAGTTCTGAGGTCTTGTCAGGCATCGTGTAAATTTGACCATACTTAGCTAGAAATTCAGATATAGCTTTGATGTTGAATTTTTCGTATCCTTTCATAACCGAACCAATCGAGTCATCACCGTAAGTCATCAAAGCGACAACTTGGCGAAACGTAAGTTCACAGTCCGGGTACAAAGAGAAGAAACAACATCTCTTGTTGAGTGATCCACAAATGCTATTATCGGTCACTGTGAGAGAATTTCCACTGATATGCGAACCTTCTGTGAGTGAAATGAGGTCACCATTGAATGCTACGCAGGCAAATACAATATCACCTGTCATTGCTTCCATTATGTTCAAATCTTCTTCAGAATAATCACACTCACGTGCAAAATCGATTAGTATTCGTAGAGCCGCAAAAATCAGTTGTGAACTCAATTTTTGGTCATACTTTCCATAATCTCCTCCAATAATTCGATCCTTACCATGTTTCAATGCATGCTGGTGAAATTGTTCCCATTCTGGTCCATGACTGTTGATGCCAACGGCACACTCAGAGACAATAGGGTTCAATTGACAAACACGCAAAATGCCAAGGAAATACTTTCGAATCAAAAACGTCAACGGAGTTGTGTTTCCATAAAATATACGACATTTCTCTTTGGATAAGATCTCATCTTTCTTGCAAGCTTTTGCTATTGGATAAGCTCGTTCTCCCCGTCTGTAACACTCTTCTAGTCTTTGGATTTCATCCATAATGACCTTGTCTAAGACGCGGTTGTTTGGCTTACCCTCTTCAGGAGGTAGTTCAGTTACGTATTCACGTTTCTTTCCTGTCAGAGGATAGCCTATTGAAGTATCCAATTTAATCGCATCCATGAACTTCTTACCAGGTATGCCACATAAATTCTCATGATCTGTAAGTGGCTTGGTTTTGTTCCATAAATCTGATTTGAATATCTCCAACAATGGCTCCTTATAATCGGCTACGGCTCTTGCTAACAATGCGTGCGGAAAAGGAGTTGCTGGTTCTGCCATATTTGACAAACACGTTTGCCAACCAAACCAATCCGGTTTCAATTTGGGTCCATGATATATATTTGGAACGCCACAAATTTCTTCGATATAAGGGCTGATTGGTGTGTTTTTCACACATGTCTGTGTCACGCTGCGACCTATGCAAGTTCCATGATATTGGATTTGCGAATTTTTCGGCATGAAATTGACCGGACTTTTTGAATGCAATTCAGTGTTGAGCAGAATTTGCTTGTTCATAATTACCGTGTTGAAAGTACCAGCTTCGCCAGAAAGAATGACCCCATCGATCTTTCTTAACTCTGCGAATGCAACAAACAATTGTTGCTGCGTAAGACTGCCATAGCATCCACGCGGCGTATCTGCGGTTCCACCCAAATGGACACCTATGATACAGCTACCATTAGTATCGGAGACTAATGTAGCACCACAAAGACC